GTAGGCGTAGTGGCTAAAAAAACACGCATAGGCTTGGCTGCTTTACGCCTATTACAATCACCACAACAGGCTACTAAGTTGTCCATATTAATAGCATTGTGTAATGAGTCATCGATTGCCAAAGGCACGACATGATCCACCTGGTTAGCCTCACCCTGGCAATAGAAGCATGTGTAGTTATCTCGCCTTAACACCATCAACCTAGCCTTTTTGTAGGCTGTCTTGCCTCGATGGTTGCCTGCTTTGGTACTCATTAGTAATGACCTCGCTTTTTATGATGAGCCAATGCTTTACATGTATCACCTTGATACCGGTGATTGATGTACTTTAACCCTAAATCTATCTGTTTAAATGGGTTTGTCTCTTTCATCTTTAACAGTTGAGGTATACCAAATGCAGTGCTTTTAGGGTTGCGTGCTGTTGCAGACCAATTACTTTCTAATCTCCACAATATAACCAAGCATCTGTACTGCTTATCATCTAGTACTTTCATGTGCGCATATAACTTATATAACTCAGTATCGCTTGAATATGCAGGTAATTGGGTAGCCGCTGTGAAAACAGTAAGCGCCCCCAATAGCACAGTAAGTCGCAGGCGAGCCATCCGCAGTTGCGGCTCGCGAGCGCGACCATAGCGTAGCACCCTAGTCAAATACCGCGCCATAGGTTGTTCACACATCTTTATCCACAGGCATGTGTATAGACATCACACCAAGTACCCCACAGCCCATGCACTCCAGCACATGTACATTGGGCGGCAAGTTGTCGGTAACGGTTACTATTTTGTGGTTTTGTATTTTCTTGCATACTCGGCAATTAGTCGATGCTGTTGCCATGTGTGCTACTCCTTAGATCGCTAATAGGGAATAGGTCGCGCTGAGTAACCCAGTAATTATCTTGGCCTTTATGGTGAAAACAACCCTGCCTAGCCATGCTTACAGGTATCCAACCTGCTATGTAATACGCCGGGCTGCGACCAGTTACCAATACGGCCACATCTTGCTGCCTATCGGTCTTATTGATTATCAGGCTGCCGTTGTCGTATTTAGTCCATTTGACTTCAAGCCTGCTACCTACATCTGCTTCATTTTTAAAGGTGTTGAGCGTAGGTTTAAAGTTGCGTAGCCCAAAGAATTGAGCCACAGCCATCTCAGCACCTACAGCCTCAGCGTTTTCACCTATGAATTCATGCAGGCTAATGCCTTTGTTAAACCTGCCTGGATGATCGGGGCGGCCTTTTAGGGCGTAAACCCGGGCAAACCCCACTTGATGTGCCTCAATCTCTTGCGCGTAATCAAGCACCACGCGGTTCATTGTTGGCAGGCCAAGCAAATCCATAAGGTGTTGTACACATCTTGGCCATGTAGTTTGGGTGCAAAATGTTGGCCTTTGTCGCACCACTCGATTGCAGGCGGCACAACCTCATCGCGCAATTCTGTGCCGTCTTTTTCAACGCGTAGGCGCTTGCCTGTATTTAGGTTGATTATCTCAAATTCACCCATTTGGCTTTACCTCGCTAATGATTTTGTTTAAGCGTTGATGTATACGCAAAAGGCATTTATCCTTATCCTGTGATTGCTTCAGGATGGCATTAGTACTCATGCGGATGGCGCTAAATTCCAACGATGTTTTATCATCCTCATGTGCCTGTTTTAAAACCATTTCAATCATTGATACAGCAAACTCCAACTGCCTGATGCTGTTCATAAATGCTTGGTCGCTCATTATTTGACCCACTCAGCCGGGCATTGTGGCTTTGTAGGAGAAGCACAAACCCATCCCTTATAAGCGTTGCCAGTTTTATTGCTTACGCCTTCTTTCCAGATGCGCCGACCATGTGAGCATGTAGGCACGCTTTCGGTTATCTCGCCGCCTAACTGCGATTTAAGCACCTCGACGGCTGAACCAATCGATATGGCGCTGCCTTCGCTAGCAGGCACGGTTGCCCACACATCAACTATTGGCGCATTTTCTACCTGATCCATGTTTTGCTTGGTAGCCCTAGCCTCAACTGGCATAAGCAGCGATATTGCGCGCCCTATTGCGCTGGTAACAGTATCCTCGACCATCCAACGCTTCATGTTTTCGCGGTAAAAGTCTTGACGGCCAAAAGCGTAATCAACCGCCGCTGGCACTAAATCCTCATGCTCCCTATAAACGCGAGCGCGTACCAAGATGTAACCCTTGACTAGATCACACTCCACAATGTCGGTTTCAATGCGGCCAACAGGGTGTGCTGCTCTAAACCGCTTAATGCGAGCGTTTACATCCTCATATTCATCAAAGTTAATCATTTGGACACCCGGCGATCCTGACCAATGCGCATACCAGCAGCGCGCCCACGCAAATAACCATCCTTACGGCCTGCCGTTACTCCCATTGAGTAAAAGACAACCGCTATACCAAGCGTGTACAACATAGCCCACGCAAATAACATTTCCATATCCATTTTAGCCCCTTAGTTTAGTTTTATCCTGGCCTTCCAACCATTACTAAAAGGGTAAAGCGCAGCACCGACATAAAGCAAGGTTAGACACGCCAAAGTCTAAGGTTTTATTTCCTCATCCTGTTGTTTAGGCTTAGATTTAAGGCCGTTACCAGCCAGTACGCCACCTAAACTACCTGTTAAAAATATCGTTAGCGTGGTAAGTAAATCGATAAACGCTTGATCGTTTGGCGCTTGGTTGCCAATAGGCTGAGTTACAAAAATAAGGGCGTACAGCATCCCCAATACGCTAAAAGCAAACACCAGGGCTAGGGTGCATCCAATAAACACAATTAACCTGGCATGTAATTGCTCAGGTGTTAGGCGCTTCATATACTTCTTTTGGGAGTAAATCCCGGGTGCATGTACCCACCACTTCACAGGCAGGCGGTTGGCACTCAGCGTTTGCCCAGTTTTTGTACTCTTGGCACTCATATCTCACCCATCCTTGATAGCCGCACCCTGATAGGAGCAGCGAAAGGATTACCGCCCCTATCAGTTTGTGCATTACTTACGGCCTATGCCAAACTCTTTCGCTTTTGGGTCGATGGCTTTTAGTGCAGGCCCTATTGCGGCTGCAATAAAGGCATTGGCTAGTGTGCGTGGATCAGTTACACCTGCCATGTAAAGCGCAGCCACGGCTGCTACCGCAGCGCGGCCATAACTTAGTGCTATTGCTCTAATTTGCTCCTGCATTTTTGTCTCCGTCTAGCCCTAATTTTTTGGTTAGTTTTCTTGCCTGCTCTTGATTAATGGATACCTCAAAGTGCATCTCATCCTTACGGTTGCGGTAATCGCCGCCCCATGTAAGACCATATTTTTTAGCCAGGGCGCGGATCATTGGCACTTTTTCCGCTGGAAATGTACCGATCTTGCCTAGCGCGTGCTGTGTGGCATTTAGGTCAATGGCTGTACCGCTACTGTGGCAGGATAATTTGTCTGTTGTACCGCGTACCATGCGAAAGGCATACGCCCAATCATCTAGTTTGCCTTCATCAATTGGTTCAATAAGGGCGTGGAATTCTGCAGCAAATGCAGCCAATAGTGGCCCGGCATCCTTAGCGCACCTGATCTTGATAGCCGTGCCTTTAATCGGAAATGGCTTTACGCCTATTTCGGCCTGATCTTTACTAGCAGGCCAGCCGTTATAACTGGTTAGCATCTAAATCACACCTTTGGCAATTCCATTTAAATTGATCATTTAAAAATAATTCTTTATGGCCGCAATTTGGCCGCGGAGAAATAAAAGCATCTGCATCGGCATCGTAGGTATCGCCAATGGCTGCGTAATTAAATCTAATGCGGCCATGATAACTTGTGCGTTTGCATGTCTGGCCTTTGAAATTGCCGTACCAAGTTTCAGGATTTAAACCTTCGATTAGTTCGGTTTCATCAATGCCTGTAATGACTTCGGTAACGATGTTGTTTTCGTTTAAAAATGCGTAATGTGCCATTATGCCCAACTCACATTTCCAGTACCAGCGGTTATTGTCGTAACTTTAAATCCACCGCTAGGTGCTGCGGTTGATCCTGTAAGACCTGCACCGATAGTAATCGTACGAGTATCTGGGTATTTAAGAATAACAACGCCTGAACCACCTGCACCTGATGGATTACTTCCACCGTAGACTCCACCGCCGCCTGATCCTGTGTTTGTGCTGCCAGCACCACCTGCATTAGATGTACCAGATGATCCACCTGTGCCACCGCCGCCTGTGCTGCCAGCGGTGTCCGTTGCACCAAATGTTGAACCTGATCCACCGCCAGCGCGTGTTACTGATGAACCTGTGATAGTTGATGCAACACCTGTACCGCCAACACCACCCGCGCCACCTGCGGCTGAATTTGAACCAATAGCGCCTGCGCCGCCACCACCACCGCCGCCATAAGATGTTACGGAATAAGTGCCACCAATACCGCCTGCATAACCTTGATTAGCAGTACCAGACCCACCAGTTGAACCACCTGTGGCAGCACCACCACCGCCACCTGAGCCACCTGTGTTACCTGTAGATGCTGCGCCACTACGACCACGCGCACCGCCACCACCACCTGTAGAAGTTACTGTGCTAAAAATTGAAGTTCCACCATCGCCGCCATTTGTATTTGAACCAACTGCGCGCCCTGCACCACCACCACCAACTTGCACAGAATAATTGGTGGATAAATTTACTGAAATAGCAGACTCAGCGGATGCACCGCCGCCTGAAGTACCAGCCGATGTTCGATAACCACCTGCACCACCACCACCTGATCCAGCGCCCGCGTTATCTTGTCCACCACCACCGCCACCTGCAATAACTAAAAAATCTATATTTAAAGTGGGTGCAGGTGGGTTAAGTAATCCTGCAACTAAATTAGGGATCATTAAGCGATCGCTCCCACAACGTACCAAGTATCTGTGCCAGTTTTAATACATGCCGCTGACTTGTACTGGCTTAGTGTTGGACTAGCAGCAACCGCCCCGGCGCTTAGTACCGTAGTAGTGCCAGGTGTTACCGCTGAGATGGTTGTAACGCCCACGCCGATTGATAAAACTGTAAGCACCGTGCCGATTGGGAAAGCAGTTGTGGCATTAGTTGGCAGTTTAAAGGCTATGGCTGTGGCCTTATTCATTAAAAAAATCTCTTGATAGTTATCGTTAGTTGTGGCTGTGTAGTCGGCAGTTTGAGTTACAACATCAAATTGCACTAGCGAGTTCATCGTGGATGAAGTCAGCACATCCCCGGTTACGGTTGGAAAGCCTGATATTGCCATTTCTATCTCCTTAGTAAGAAAGCGTGTTAGTACCTAAAACGCCATATTGTGTGCTGTTCAATATAAACGAGTCTAAAATAGGTTCTAGCGTAGTAAATTGTACGCGCCACCTATTCGGGTTGATGCTCATAGCCACACCAAAGATTTGCAGGGTTTTGACTAGGCTAGTTGAGCCTGGCTGAGTAGTCTGTACTGTGATTGGGTCAAAAAAATCTAAATCTAGGGCTGCAACTATGCCTGCATCGTAATCAGGCGTATAAAGGTCTAGCACAATGGCATCGCACCGCACGCTAGTTTCAGCGCGGCTTGCCACATAAGCCCGGGCATAATCCAAAGCCACGGCATCGGTCTGCATTAGCAGGTCTGATTGGGTGTAACTATGCAAAAAGTATTTATCAATCGATGCCTGATTTGTAGCCACCTGAGTACTGCCACCGCTGCGTGTGATGTTGGCCTGATTGTAAATAAGCACATCGTTTAGTACCCAGGCTGCATCAAAGTAAAGCAGGCCAGGTGAGCCATCATCGGTGAAAACCGTAGGCGTAGCGGCCACACTTGATGAAGTAAGCGCACGATCCTGAAATACAAATGAGCCTG